ATTGAAAACAAAACAAACTTTTTGAACATCAAGCTCGGTCTTCTGCTTCACGCCTCTGATAACTGCAGCTTGAGGAGTTTCATCAACGCCAAGCACATCGCCTGGCAATTCCAAAAGATTATCAGATATTTCCGGGTGCTCATTGATCAGCACATATTGATCAGTTGAATCCTTGAGTATGCATGATGCTTTAAACATTCCGATTACCGGCTCGCCGCAAGTTCTAGCATTACTCTCAAGCACTACTCTATCGCCGCAACTTAACGCTAAAATTGATAAAAGAACTAGATATTTCATAAAGACACCTTCCCCTCATATTGAAACAATTCTGGATGCTGAAGACAATATTGATAGAATTGGCCCGGCGTTACGTTCGATCCTTTCCACCATTCAGGCAATGGTACTAGCGCTTGTTTTAAGATATCGTAAGTAGCTTCGGTGCAAAAATAAAATCCTTCCATTTGATAGGAATTCCCAAGCCATGCCAGACGCATCATTTCAATCGGCTCTTTGGTTGCTTTAGAAAGCAGGTACCTAAGCGGATATGCGATCCAGTTCACAAGCTTTTCGCTTAATCCCATGATACCCATGAACAACGCGCCCGGATAATCATAAAGTTTTCCTATTAACGATTCAGCATATTCTTTTGCGGGCTTTTCCTCGGCTTTTAAAACAGTGAAGATATTGCAAGGAGTCCCGGCAAGGCGTTCGCTTAAAGAAATCTTTTCAAAAGCAATTTCACTTGTCTGAAAAACAGTATCATCGAATATTACGAAAGCATGCACAATCGGCGACGATGTAAACCATGCAATTATATCCCAACCTACTGGCCTTTTTCTGGTTACTCCGCTAACGTTAACAAAACCTAATCGCATTAATCAATCCTATCCTTGCCTTTACCATAACAATACACTCTTAAAATATATCGTGCATCCTAAAATCTTCTTGAAAGTTTTGATCTATCTATTGTCATGGGATTATTGCGAAGAGAAATTAGCTCATCAATTAATTTAAAATATTTAGATACATCTTCCAGAGTTTTAAGCGCCTCTGCAACATCCCTTAGAGGGGGCCGTTTAAGTGGTTAAAAAGATCGCCATAGATCATTTCAGGATTGCCAATAAAATTCATTTTAATGTCCTGGTGCTTTATCAGCGGGATATCGTTTTCTTCCTTTACCATCGTACCATGTGTTATCCTTCAGTGGGATTGGCGATGCTGGCCCCTGATAATAATGAGGCACAGGAGATGGAGTAGGTTGATAAGTATTCTGCCTAACTTGATTATTAATCTCTCTTACTTGTTCTTGGCGCACACTACTACGTGATCGAACCTCTTCTCTTAATTCATGCATATCATCTGCTAATCTCTTAATAGCCTGTCCAGTCTCTTCCCTAAGCTCACTGATTTTTTCATCCTGCCGTGCATTAGTACGATAGAGATTAACGATATCCTCATCATCTGCTAGTGCCGGATCAATGGGTTCAGCATGTAGTGCTGAACTAAGAATTAATGCGGTTAATATTAGGTATTTCATTGTTGTTTTCCTTTCATTGATATATTTAATATTACCCAGACCTAGACCAAGGCTTATAAAGTGCTTGATTCATTTTTGGCCTTTTGGCAATTCCCCATTCCATATGAAGGGCCCGAATTGAACTATTTTTAGAGCTTCATTCGGGGCATCGCGCTGAACTATTTTGAAATGATCCGCACTCTTCATGGCTTCACCTTCCATTCTTTATTCGCCATAGCCATAGCCATAGCCATAGCCATAGCCATCGCCAGAGCCATCGCCATAGCCATAGCCATAGCCAGAGCCATAGCCATCGCCAGAGCCATCGCCAGAGCCAGAGCCATAGCCATAGCCATAGCCAGAGCCATAGCCATCGCCAGAGCCAAAATCTTTTTTTAAGCTGACCATATTGGTACTGCCTCAATAATCTTTTTTGCAATTATATTAAGAGAATATTGTTTTGAACACGCTCGACATCTTCTGCTTTTGTTTTTATGAATATAAGTATTGTCTTTTGTATATTCATGTCCGTGTTGGCAATGAGTCTTCATTTGAGACGAATGGCGTCCTTTTTTTATAGAATCTTGTGATTGGTTTCAATCAATGAGCTGTCCATACTGGGACTTCCTCAATACTTTTCTTCGCTATGTTAGTCACATCAAGTATCTCTTCGACTTTAAGTATTGTAACTCTTGTTACAGGAGCTGGGAATTTGCATTCATTCGGGCAGGAAACACCTTTCATGCTCATCTCGCTTAATGAAGCACTCCCCTTCCAATACCATATGCGTCTAGCCTTTCTAAGAACCACTTCTTGTCCTTTTCGAGATTCTAAATAGCCTGCAAAAACTCCTGCATTGCAGCTCCTGACAATTACATATTTACCTAATTTACCGTTTTTCATATTACTCCTTTACGGTTTAGATTCTTTCCATTCTCTATGACATTGCCGAAGCTTATTCACTGGAGCCCATTTCTCAGCAAAGCATTTACTGACAACGGCTCCGCATTCCTCATTGATTCCGTTCTCTTCCGTGCATAATTGATTTATAAGTGTCATGATCTGGCCAATACGGAGGGCATCTAGTTTAGTGAAGAGATCGGCGATTTGGTGATCAGGCTCCTTTGGTTTAATGGGTTCAGATTGAGTGGCTATGGGAGGTTTATCTTGTGGTCTGGCTTCGTCACAAGCTAGAATATGCATTAATATAGCGCTTACCAATATTCCAATTGTCAAAGATAACCATAAGTGATTCATTTTATATTTTCCAATCTTCTTTTTTCTTTTAACATTGCTTGTGCAATTTCATAGCTGCGTTCAGATAAAATTTTAAATTCAGGTTGTTGGCTAGCTTCAGTACCATAGAAAGTAATCATGGCCTGCATTGCTGCAAATGCACAACTATCGAGCCATGTCTTACCGAGCAAGATTTTCCCTTGACCTATATTTTTTCCCCCAAATGTATGTTGTTTAAACGAAATCAGAACCACATCATCACAACAACCACCTGTATCTACGCTCATTGCGCCACCTCTTTACAAATTCTTTCTATTTCAACCCGTACTTGATAACCAATTTTACCAATTGCGAGCATCTCTTTTGTCGTTTCAAGAATTGATTTAATCGCATCGCCATAACCGAGAGAATAATCATTCGTGTTTATTGGGCGTTCCAATTTCTTCGGTTGATCCCCAGTAGCTCCCCAAAGCGTATTACTTTGTTTAGTGAATGCATCTACCTTGACGCCTACAGTCTTAATCAAATCCATCCGTTCAAGTTCACTGAATCTCGTAGTAATCGCCCCGCTGTTTGAGTTTGGCGATAGCCGCCGCCATGATTCTAACTGCGTGCATGGTCCATGTTCGCAAATATCTTGAAACACCTGCATGCGGCGTTCGCTTAATAGGCCGCTGTCGCGCGCTATCTCATATGCTTGTCGTGCCGTATCTCTCATTTTACCAGCCATTGACTAAGAGGATTGTTTTCGGCGATGGTTTTGAATAGCAAGCACGCACTTCCGATATTGCCCTCGACCGTATCAAATTTAGTTCCAAGTTTTTCTATCGCATCAGTAAGAAGATTAATGGTTGTTTTCGCAGTAAGATTATCGAGTTTGGTGAAATTAAAATACTCACACCAATAAGCCGGGACATAAAAACTTTCATTTGCCAGACTCACTGTGAGAATTTTAACATCATGCTGTAATGATAAGTTTTCATCATTAGCCCATGACTTTGTTTCATACTTTTGAACGTGGCGTTTATGCCTTTCCATGAATGAATCACAATCTTTTGTATTCAGCCACCGGCGCAAAACACTGTTAATGGCATCGCCTCTGGTTTGACCTCTGCCGATTAATGTAGTGCCGTCTTTTATCATAGCGATTGTTTCGCCCCGTTCTTTTTTATTTACCAATAGGTGCAATACCAAACTGAGTTGATAGCTGTTTACGTGTTGCCCCATCATCCAAGCGCCAACCATACAAAAATAAATAATATAAATTGAATTACAATCATCAGCAGCAATAAAGTAACCGCGTTTTGTTGTGAATTAATTCTCTTAACAAAAGTATTATTTATTGCGTTTTGTTTTTGCGCGAAGTTAGTCGTGGCATCTGTTAAGCCCTGCACGGCCTGCATTAAATCAACTTGCTGCCCTTGCGGTTTCATTGAGTTACCGCCAATTTCAATTATCTTTGCCATTTTTCTTCACCGGCATTGCAGGTTTGTCATAGCTGATGGTTGTGGCAATTTCAAGACGGCCAATCGTAACACCGCTGCGTTTTAGAAATTCCACCATTGATTGCAGTGAGGTTGAAATTTTAGTTTCAATCAGCGTTTTCAAATCGTTAAGGGTTTTACTATGATCGCCATAAGGTTGTGTTGTAAACAAATGCCCTTCAATAGTAAGTGAGGGCATCGCTAAATATCTCAACGCCACGAGTTTTTGCTTAGGCTGCTTTTCGACGGCTCTTAACTTTTGCTTCATTTTTATTTTCCTTTATCAGTATTGTTCTTTGGAAATGTTCAAAATAATTTATGATTGACCAACGCATGAACTGCGACATGGTGATGTCATGCGCCGTACAGTAATCAATAATCTCTTCCTTGATATCTGAATCCAACGCGAAATGTATCGTGTTCTTCGGCATAATTCCCCTTATTGTTTTGCCGCGCGTGCTTCGGCTTTTTCTTCTTTAATGATCGGGATCTGTTGTGTTACAGGATTATTTCGTATATCCCTTAATACTCTCAAGCCTCCCTCTAATGCGTCCAATGATAAAGTTGTCACTTGCGTCCATGAACCAGTCCCGAACACGCTGCGCAGTAGTTCTAATTTCATTTTTTGTGATTCATTCGAGCGGCCAGCGCCGCAAATGGTAATCATCTCGCCTTCGATTTCCTCAAGCATTATTGTCGCCTGAGTTTTTGAATCAGGCCCATTGTATTCAGGTTTGAAATGTTCGGTTGAATTTCTTTCGATATCAAGAGGGGAATGTTCACCACCCATGCTGAGAGCTTTAAAGTGTGCCAAGATGTCATCAAAGGTTGGATAAAGAAGCGTGCGGCCGTTTATGGTATCTGTGCGGTCCTTGAGCACCTCAGCAAAATGCAGCCAGCGGGTATTGACGGTCTTTTTCTTTTGCACATCTTTTTCTACCCCGTGCTCTTTGATATAACCTTCGTCATTAGGCCGAATACGTTTAAGCTCAAGCAATAACGACGGTTCATAAGTAAAATCCACTTCGGCTTTCATTGCCGTACCAACCTTGGTAATTTCTTTTTTCCCATCCTCATCTTCAAAATGCTCGTATTCATATTTCGAGCGGCCGCATAAAAAGATATGGGTCTTACTGGTTAAAAATAAATCGGTGAATTTTGACCACTCTTCTTTAAGATAAGCCCAATCTGGAAAACTCAAGCGCGTAATGCGGGGATTATTCTTTTTGCGAAACTCTAAGTATGAGCGCTGCAACTCAACCCATACATGGGATATCGAATCGATTATCGCAATCTCAATGCCCATTTTTTCCAGGTCACCCATGAAGCGCATCAGGTCTTTGTATGACCGGCTTTTCTCGGTAAGAAATTCAATACCGGCTTTCTCGAATTTACTGACCAGGAAATCCGAGCCGGTTTCGGTATCAAACATTGCCACGGGTTTTTTACTGCCAATGAATTTATGTAGTCCGATTGCGAAGTTGCTACTTGAATATGTTTTTCCAGTACCGGCAAAACCAAAAATCCCCACTTTACCAAATGCCATTGTATTCTGAGCTTTTGTTAGGGCCATTTAAAAACTCCTTTCTAAGATTTACATATTCAATACATCGAATGTCATTCAATAGCAAGTTTTATTTTAACATAAATTATGGGTCAATAGCTTTAAAAATTTGTTTTGGTTCGATAAGGGTCATTAACCCACGACACATAAAGCATGATTCTTGCCCTTCGACAATTTCACCATTATCAGGATCGTATTTTTGTATTATATATATATCAACCATGGCATATTCACCACACACACTACACCAAGCATCTGCTTGTTTAATATCATGCATAATAAAACCCCAGTGTTTGACAAATTGGCAAAACGCACCACGTTGCCCTATAAACGTTTTTTATTGTTTGGCCGCACCTTTTCATGTCTGGGGCATAAATAATCAAACCTAGGTGGCAAATATTAAGCGTCATAGGCATTCTCGTTTTTATCTGAAGCGTGTTTTTCTAGGTTAAGTAAAATTTCGGTATTTTCTGTTGGCTCTAAAAATCTTGCAGACCACTTACTAAACCATTCGGCTTTATTCTCTGCTTTAGTCCAGTAAACATAATCTAAAAGCTCTTTAAGCTTATCCGCCATAGGCTTGTCGCCATAAAGGCTAGCATATGATCTTGATAGGGCTATAACATCCCGTATCTTACCGAGCCAGTGTTTTTGAAACTCTATCGCCTCAGTGGTTGTTTCATCGCATTTGTAAATACAATCACCGGCTTTAAGACATGCGAAGGCTTCGATTAAAACTTTTATAATTTGTTTTTTTGTATTTGATATTTCTATCTGTGCAAGCGCAATTAAAGTAAATACTTTTTTATCTATCTCATTAATTTTATTTTCAATTTCCATTAATCAAGCTCCTTAAACAATAAGTTATTTTGTAACTCATAGGTGATTTTACTGCCCATGAAACGGCCATAGGAGTCATCACGAATCTTATGCAATGATAGACGGCTAAGGCTATTCTTCTTGTCATAGAACACCGACCAGACATTATCGGCGTATTGTTTGATACCGCTTGACCCTTTAAGCTCATCCATCTCAATTTCCCGCTCTTTGCCGTCGCCACGAATTTTTGAGGGGTGGCAAATAACCAATAGCGAGATGCCAAGCTTTCCAGCTAATGCCTGCATATCTGCGGCTTGCCTCTCATAATCAGCGGCTTCCATGCCTGGCCTAGTTGTGCTATGGAAATGATCGATTAAGATTAAACGGCAACCCTGCTTTAGTGCCGCCCAAGCGATATAGAGTGCTAACATTTTCCATTCAACAAAACCACGCTTGTCTAAATAATAAATTGGCGCTTGTTTTGCCCATTCAGTAAAATCAAATGCAGCTTGTGCAGCGTTGTCTTTTGTCTGTGGCCTTCCGGTTACTATCTGAAAAAACTTTTGCATCATACGTCCTGGACCCATTTCAAGGCTAGCGATAAAGCATTTAATTTTTAGTTTGGCTGCAAAATAAACCAGGTTAATCGCGTACGTTGATTTTCCGTGGCCAGTGTCTCCGGTAAGTATAGTAAGCTCCTCAGTTCTAAGACCACCTGTCTTTTGCTGTAAGCTCGTCCATGGAATTTGTATTGCCTCTCTTGTTTCATCACGTTCCAACCACTCTTGGAAAAGTTCTGTCGTCGTTTTTAGAATTGGTTTGTTCGCTGCTAGCTCCCGCTCCCAATTCGGGCTTATCTCGCGTAGTATCTGTTGCTCCGTTACCGCTTGCATTTGCCACCTCTTTTAATTTCGGTTTTTCGAGCCATTCACCAAAGCCACCACCTTCTTTCGCTTTCGGTTTAACAAATAAGTTTACCTCGGTTTCATCATCCCACCTAGCTTGTTTTAACCATTTCGCAGGCCATGGAATAAAAGCACCATTGTCTTTTTGCCATTCGGGGGAATTGATCTGTATTTTTAAATTTGTGATGATTTTGTCATAAAGTTCCTTATTTGGTTTTATGCTTTGCCAAATTTTAAATGCATCAGCCTTTGCTCTCTTCTTTGGATATAAAAACCAAAAGTCTAAAAACGACGCGTCGGAGACGCGCGCATATAACTTGTTCCCTTCCCTTCCCTTCCCTTCCCCTTGTGCATGCTTAAGTATGTCCGTGACGCGTGCTGGACGCGTCGAACCCTTGATAGTATTGCATGAGCGGCATAAGACCTGTAAATTATCCAAAGAATCATCTTGACCAAAGACTCTTGGTTCCATATGGGCAATTGTTAAATCTTCAAGATTACTACATATTTTACATTTATACTGATCGCGCTCAAAAATTTGGCGTCTTAGTTCAGGAGAGACATTTATTGATGATTGTTTTATAAAATCAATATCTTGTGGTGGTTCTGGCAATTTTGATCTTGTCTCACGGTTATTGATTACTTGATGAGAATGCCAAGTTGGTATTGCCCCAAAAAATTTATTATGAAATTCATACTTACAAACAAAACCACGCGTCAACAACGCGTTAAGCACGCGTGAAAAATTAACCGAATCGTAGGGTAAAATTTTTACTCCCAATTCTTGGGGGCGCCATTTAAAACGCCCCTCTCTGTCGGCCGCTGACCAAAGCCCGATAAATGCAATCCTTAGTGGTAATTTAAATTCTTTTTCAGCAAGGAACAATTCATGATGGGTAAAAAATTCCGGCTTTATTGTCCTTATCCTCATAAGATACCTCTAAAGCAAAACGGGGGTATGGTACGATTCCACACCCCCGCTGCTAGCGGTGCATGAACTAACGGCGAAGTCAGAATTAGCACCGCAAATTTAGAATGTATTGAATGTTTCGCCGTATAATTCATATTTACTTTTTACGCCTCAATATTTACATGTCAACTATTTTTTAACATTCATCCTCTCATTCTCACTTGCCGTCGCTGCTAGCTTTTTAAAGATGTTCAGCATCTCTTCTTTTGTCGCCTTAGCGAAAGGATACGTCGGCGTCCATTCCCTGCCAAAACCGTATCCCAAAACAAACATTATAAATCCGAAAACTGCGCTAATTATGATTATGTCCATGGCTTACTCCTTTGCCCTCTGCTTTCTTTATGGCAGTTTCTAAAATTCTTGTAATAATTCAGGTGCGGCTGCAATTAGGTAGGCATTTGATTCGGTCATTCCGCCAAAGTTCTGTACAAAAGCAATACTTTCCGCAAAAGTAAGGCCGTGTTGATTTTTAATTTCCATAACAACTTGCATGATTTGGTTTGAAGACATGAATACCATCCATGGCCCCGGTGTATGCGAGCTCATTATAAACTCCCCATACATTCTTTAATCAAAATCGGTTTGTACCCAAGAGTATATTTCACATGCAAGAAAGCTTTGTAAGGATTTAGCGCCGTGACAAAGATCATGAAAACCGCTCCGAGGGCGTCATTGTCTAAATATTGCACTTCAAATTTTTTCATTTTCTTTATGCTCCTTTTGATTTAAATTTTCGCACCTAAATACATCCTGGTCTTCACCGGATATTTTGACACTGAGCAATTGGCATTTCTCAAGCATGAGAAATTGAGTGTCATCTTCGCTGCCGCATCCAAGTAAGAACATTGCAGCCATAATGAGAAGATAAGATTTCATTATTTTACCTCGCTGCAAATAAGGTTTACCATCTCGCCGCCGTCGGCCACATCGTCAAGTAGTTCGATCAGGTCCAGAATCTCGTTAATGATTGTTTCCATTTTTACCTCGCCGTTAAATGTTGATATATCTATATTACAATGGATGCCAAAGGATGTCAACAACAATCTATCAGCAATGTCAATGGACATAATCACCTCCAAAAAGTGAGTTTATGTCCATGTAATGATATCAATAACTTAGATATGTTTTGACAAAAATTGTCACAATGGATTAATAGAAATAAGCTCCAAGGGTAGGCTAGATAGTCCGGCCCCAGGACTATACAACGCATGTGGCGTACGTTCGCCTACCCCAGAGCATCAGGTTGAAGCGGTAACGGCTTGTTTAAGCGTAAACCGAGCATCCACCGCAATAAACTCATCAAGGCTGGAAAGCTTAACTTTCACGTCGTAAGTATATTCCTTATCGAGAACAGCGCTAGTAAAATCAGTAGTGAGAATCTTGATATCGAGCTCGCCCACGTTGGTTACTTGGTTAGCTAAAGTTATCCCACTACCAACTGTTTTTTGTAATACGCCTGGATCAGCATCAGTACGTTTTTCTTTTACAGTAAACCAGACGCTTGCCCCGGTAAGATCAACCAAAGCTTCGGTCTTATCTCTCACCGTGCAGTGAATATTATATTGTTCGCCTTTTCTAACCGTCAAATTATTGTCAGACATTAAATCCCCCAATACGGCCAGTCATAAGTTAAATTTTTAGCGTAAGCCGCCCCGCACATCATCAAATTGGCGCGACCGGCTGCCGTTTCGCTAAATTCCCTCATGCCAAATCGAATGCCATTTGCGGGGTTAATCGCGCCCAAAGCATTGAAGTCAACCCCGAAAACTTTACTCATAGTGTATGTAACATTGTCAACTTTAAGAGTGGGCAAAATTAATGATCTATCGAATACCAATTTTATATGGTGCCATAGATCATCATTGAACATGAATGGTGAAGCGAAGGTTGCCTTAGCTTCATGGAAAGCAAGAGCATCATCGAATATCAAAACCACCAAAGATGAGGGAGCAAACGCGCCGGCGGTGCTGACAAATATTTGAATACCGGCTTTGAAAGGCGATGCGGCATCCTGAATGTCATAATCAAAAATATAATAAAACGTATCGACTTGAGATGAAACGCTTTTGATACCGAAATAAAGCTGGAAATCCGATGTCCCTGGTTTCATCGCTATGTTAACTCCGCCACTAGAATTGCCGTCACCCGCAGTACCAGGTGCGGTATGATGTGATTGAAAACTAGCAGTGTTATTCCAGAAAACCCCTTTCATATCAGTATTAGGCGGCCCTGGATTCCCGTAGCTGATATTCAGCGAGCCGGTTTTACCTGGTATATAAACATCACCTAGAATTTCACTGATATAACTTCCGCAAGCTTTTCCCCAATGCCAAACATCAGTAGCCCCTGACAATGGTGGATAGTAAGATGGAAAAATTTTACAGTGGTCAATCTTTCCATGGAGCTCAGGCCCGTGCGCGCGCCCGCGCAAGCTTGGCTGATTCATCGTACCACTTAGTTGATTAATTGATGCAATGCCTTTTAGATTTGGCTGATTCATCGTACCTAAAATATTCGGCTGCATCATAAGTCCTTTGATCGGATGCTCAACTATAGTGGTGCTACCACCACCGCCTGCCGTAGAACCTCCATAGCCTCGCGTGACTACAGTCATGAAGCATTACCGCGTTTCGCCGGCACTGTTGCCGAGGTTGTAATTGCCGCGCCTGTTTTATCTGTCACGCTTGCCGTTAACAATGGAGTTACGGCGTCATCGTCATAGATCACAAGATTGCTGCTCGATCCGTCCGCTAATTCCATGCGGTTAATGAGTGCGGCTTTGATCCGTTTAAGCATAAGTCCGAAACTGCCAGCCGCCACAAAGCTTGCGGTCAATGCATTCCAAACCGCTGATGCAATACTTGTCGAACTGAGAGCATCATCAAAATAAATATCATCGAATGTTTCAAGATCACTAACGCCGTCGTTGTATTTAAAGATGAATTGATATTCGCCTTGTGCGCTCACCGGCGTCGCACTATTCCAGAGGAAACGGTAGATACCTTTCATGTCGGTATCAGTTCCGTTTAGATCGGTTAGAGTTTGAAACTTCGTTGTCCAGCCAGCGGCTTTAAAAGTATTGTCGGAGAAATCTAAGAATTGATTATTGAGTTTGTTGCGCACAGCCGCTGTCACTGTCGCACCGATAATAGGCACGGCGTTGCGCAAAAGCTCCATCTCAATACTTACGTTTGTGTCGCCAACTTCAAAGTAAAGCACTATGATATTCTCCTTCTGAGAGATACTTCTATCCTGGTCGAATCGCTTGGTGAAATATACATATCTTCAATCATATCCGGTGTAATAGTATTATCTATGGCTGAGATTAATCGAGTTACTAAAAATTGTGCATCGAATTGCACATAACTATTTATGTTTTGTTGAATCGATCCGAAAGTTAAAAACCCGCTCGAAAAATTCGCCTCCCAAGTAAACGTCGTATCAGGCGATCTTCTTATATCGATAAGATTAGTCGCGTTAATAGCCGGATCAATCGTTTGTAATTGATTGATAACCTGAACTTTGGTTGCCCTTAGTATTCTTTGCTGTTCGCGACGAGTTGCCATTATTCACCGAAACATTCCGTGATAAAATCGCGAAGCTCCAATGCTTCTGTTTTAGACCAATACCGTCCCATTTGTTCAATATGAAGTACCGGGTCACCTTTCTCCATGGTGATTATTTTGTCGTCTTTCGGAGTAATGATTAAATCTTTTTCCATAATCTTTATGCAAGCGGATAAACGATAACCCTTGCCATCCTTGTCACGATTCGATATAATCATCGATGGTAGATCATTTTTGGTTTTAATTACCTGTTGTGCTTCTTTAATTATTTCCAGTCTTGTTTTCACTGAACACCTCCAAAAGTTTATGGTTATTATAACAACATTGATTCAATATTGCATCAGACAACAACTTATGTTTGATCGCATGCATTATCGGCGCGGTGACAAAACCTCCTGATTGATAGTTACACCAATTGTTTTTCCAAAGATGATGGATTTTGCATTTATAGTCATTGCCAAGATTAGCGCAAGCAATGCCATGACGAGTATAACAGCATTTGCCTTTACAAATTTCAATACAATATCGATCATACAAATTAAAACTCTTCGATTTCTGTGGCATACAAGTACCTACTATTACCTGTAAGACTAATCCCACTTTCCAGTGATGTATAGGTTTTTAAAAGAACATTTCCCATTGCTGAACCTTTCGACGGATCATATTGTCTGATACGACCAGCTTGACTTGCATTGCCAGTAAATATAAAAAGAAAACGTCCATCAAAATGTAAATCATTTGGACTGGCCGCTACAGTGAAAGTCCCGACTATACTCCCAGTTTTTGGATCAATTTGGCAAACTAGTAAATTGGTAACATCGATTGTCCATAGAAATCTACCGTCGCCGGTAAGCCCTGTGTATGTTGAGGCTGGTAAAGAGAAAAAGCCTATGACAGTCTGACTTTTTAAATCAATTTGTCTTAAATTACCTCCTGATACCATGGTCCACATATATCTATCATCAGCCCAAAGCCCGACTGCTGTGTGTCCTATACTAAAACCACTCACAAGAAACGGTGGATCAAAAGACGGATCGAACCAATGAATTGCAGCGTCTGAAAAATTACTTGCCCATAAAAATCTTGAACCCATATGAATATAAACTTCTCTGTTTGGATTAAGAAAAATCGAATTTTTAATTGTAGTTGCAGCTTTAAAATCAATGGTTCTTATCCTGACTCGTCTTTGAGATATAATTGCCATTAATCAAGAACCTCGAAAGCCGCGTCTGCCACTGTAAAAGTATTGGTAGCGTCGGTTCCGGTTGCTACAACAATCATTCTGGCAAAACTCGCGTTAATCATGAATGGTTCGCATATAAGAAGTGTCCCGTGGGTTGATATAGTTGAATCATCAAAACGATATTTTACAAAAGGCCCGACCCGGTAGTCATACCAATTTGAATTGTCATGACTCATCTGCAAGGTAAATTCTATTTCGGTTGCGGTGTTTGCTTCGGTTACTTCAGCGAGAAATAATCCGCATCTGACTTTACTTATATCAATGCTGGCTGACGTAGCCGTGGTGGTAACATTATCGTAAGTCGTGTTGATTGCCGTTAGAACCGTATTGGAACGGCGAACGCCTGTAAGTAGATTCTGTTGGTTATCGATATTGAATGACCCGACATAGCCATCTTCAACGGTGTTTGGTGTCGATCTGAAAACTCCACCGATTTGGACAGGATTACCAACCGCTGCGGCGTCATTAGCGGCCGGTCCTTGAATCCAAATACCACCGATTGCATCACCTCGCTGTGCATCCCATGTTGCACTGTCAAGAACATAGTTCGCATTAACGACGGCAAGGCCACGCAAAGCTGATGCAGCTAAATTATCGGAACTTGGGGCCAACACTTCGGCAAGATCAGTTCCGTCGGTAATTTGTATTGGCCAACGATTGGCCATCGTATTTGGAGTTCCTTGATTGCTTGTAACCATGCCTGAAACTGTAACAGTGCCACTAACTGCCACGGTCCAGCTACCGCCCTGATTGGCTGTAATTGTACCGCTTATAGGTACCGGCGTTGCTCTAAGTTGGGTATCGGTTAAAGGACCAGTGACGGCAACCGAACCTGATACTGCTACTGTCCATGAGCCCGATTGAGTGACGGCACCAATAACGTTTGTGCCGGTAGGCAATGCATCGCCGACGTTAACAACGACATGGCGATTAGCATCGACAAGCCCGTACTTAGGTACGCCACCAGAATCAGAGAATGTTTGTATGATATTTATCCAAGCCATTGTTTATCACTCAACCAGAGATTCCACTATTTCTTGTATTTTCTGTTGATGTGGCACGTAACCGTCCCATTCGCGCACAAGTAGAATTGTTTCACTGTCTCTTGTGGGTGGAACTTTTATTTGATAAAACGTGAAAAGGGTTTTCGACGCATCATCGCTGGCGATCACTAAAGCCCTTCTCATCGCATCTATCGCATACTTGCAGCCGCCCAATAGATTATCGCTGTCAAGTTGTTTGGCGTCTTTGTTGTTATAAGTTCTTATTATCATCACCTCAGCCGGGCAAATCGGTTGTTTACAATAACCATTCTTGGATATCCCGACGATGTGCTGCATGCCTATGTGTTGGGCCAGTCGTTTGATGATCGACTCATGCCCATACTGCATGCGCATATAACGCAATATTTCATTCAGCGAAGGCGTTGGCTCAATCCTATAGATTTGCCAACGCCTTTCCGCATTCATGGCGACGGCTGCTTGCATTTTATTTTATGACTGGCTTATTGGCTACCGCGCGTCTTAAGCCGATTAAACCAATGCCTTCCATTATTTTCTGCATAGCTTCTCCCATTGGCAACGCTTGCGCATGTGTCGGTTCGACGAGATTAATTACCATACCAACAGCGCCTGCGACTAATAAACCAAATCCTGCAAAATATGTGAGATAACCTTTTAAAAAATCCATAACTACCTCCTTGTATAAACTTGAACCACTATTGCACCAAGTGCAAATCCTACAGCAAACCCTAGAATAGTATAACCTAACGCATTATCCGTGCTAAACCCTCCTTTTATAATATCCTGTGACCTCCTGAAACATTCATCCGCTTGCTTGCAACAAGCTATTCCTTTGCTTAATTTCCCCGCTAGCACTTCGCGCCCCTGTTGATCGAAACAAAGCAACGGCTGATCGATTACAGTGCTGCCTGGATTGACTATGAAGCCTTGTTCGTTTGCTTTGGCTTCAGAGCTCGTCCATAAGGTCAGCAATATAAGCAGCTTGATCTTTAATGCTTTTGCCTCGTATTTCATCAGCCCCCTTTAATTTAGCTAATTCCGTTTGATTTTCATAAACCTTTTTGGCTTCTTTGATTAAATCAAGTTTCAAGTTATCGATAAGCCGCATGTATTTTCTGATAACGAATTGTTGATAGATAGCGGCTCCAATTAGAATCAATATAATAACGTAAGGTAACGACATTCCATACTCCGTTAAGTCAAAATTATTTTCTGATCCGTATGTTTAACCCATAATGATTTTAACGCCATGTGTATGTGCCCCCTCTTTTCATAGTAAAAAAGTTCACCTTTAAAACGCAATACCTCTTTTATCCAAAGAAACACTTTTAAAGGTGACTCATCTAGCGGGATAAAGTCAAGCGCCTCACCATAGAAATGCTGTGAGTCTTCAGCGCCTCCGACTGCCTCGTTCAGCTCTTGACTAGTCAATCCCCTGGTTATTTTCAGCATGCCATGTGCGTTTCGCGTTGGCTGCATCCCAAAATGACAAAGTAAGAATAAATTATTGACTTGCTCGATGGTTGGAATGATCTTTTCCGCCAAATCACGGCGGATACTGGAAACAACGCATTCGCCCAAAGTAAAATGTTCGCTTAAATGGATGTCACGCCAGTTGCTAGATAATATTCTCTGCATTAATGAAGCCCCAATAAATTCATCAATAACTTTTTGACTGGTTCCATGTTGGCCACTACGCCGCTGCCGGTAACCAGAATGATCGATATAATCATTATCATCTTGCGATCCTTGGTTAAGGTTTCCTTAAGTTCCTTAAGAGTTTCTTTATAATCCTCGATATCAACTTTAGTGCTCAAAATGCGATCTACGTTATCCATTCTTTTATTCACGTCTGACCTCAATAATTCTTGTGCCAATGAATTACGTTGCTGTCCGTCGCTCATTCGATGATTGATCTCTCTGAGTTTTTGTTCTTGCACTGCAATGATTTTTCCTTGTTCAGTTATTTCATCAAATATCTTATCAATTTTATTTTCAATGCGCTCATCATCTATTACCATTTATTAATCCCCAAAATAAATCAAGTATCATAGACGACCTCAACGTAGGCCATAACATCCGCATCAGCCCCGCCTGCTCCAGCCGTGACATCCAAGAAAAAATTTATTGTATCACCTGCCGCGAACGTATCAACACCTCGCGCTTGTATCCCAGATGTTTTAAATTGCGTGTTTGCAGAGCTAACCACTAATGAGGATAATGTGAAAACTGTTGATCCATTCTTTCTTACTGTTGGCGCTATTGTGGTTGACCCCGTAAAAGCAAGGGTAAATATTTGTATCCCTGCGCCAACAATAGAACCAGCGCGGTTAACTACATGCCCCAAAGCCAATGTGGTAGAATCATTTGCGATACCTAGATATTTATCTGTAGCCGATGCGGCAATTGAATTCCCAAATGGCAGACATAATCTTGAACCTTTTAATTCTTTACCTATAGTTACATCTTGTGCGAATGATACGTCATTACCATTTGAAAAAGGATCGCCTAAAATATCTTCAGCTAGAAATCTGGTATTATCTTTTAGGTTATTGGCATTAGTAAAGCCAAACAAATCGCCCTTTATATAATCAACAATTTTTATATAAGTAAATGCCATATCATTTAGGTATTAAATACCACCTCGATATTTGCCATAACAGATGCAGTATAAGACCCCCCCGATCCACTTATAAAAAAACTTATAATGTCATTAGCCAAGAAAGTGTCCAATAATCTTGCTTGCGAAATTGATGTTTTAAATTCAGTATTATTTGCATTGATATTTAATGTTGATAATGAAAAGGCATCGGAGCCGTTTATCTGTACTATTGGCGTGATGGTTCCAGAGCTTGTGAAAGAACTAGTATATATCTGTATCCCAGCGCCAACAATAGAACCATTGCGCGATGCTAAATGGCCAGGGCTGTCATCTATGCCAATTGGTGATAGAGCATCATTAATTAATATATATTCTCCTAATGTCGCATTACCATAAGCTAATAAAAATCGTGATCCTTTTAATTCCTTACTTATAGTTACATCTGATAAAGCTAAATTAACATTATTACTATTAGCCGAGGGGTCGCCTAAAATATCTTCTGCGATATAACGATTGTTATCGTTTACTGTTTTAAATGATTGGTAACCATATTTATTACCTAATAAGTAATTAGCTATTTTTGTATAGTTGAATGCCATATTACCTACGTGTCATAAACGATATCAATGTTAGAAAGTATTTTAAATATAGCCGAACCGGCTGGGCTAAAATCTAAAAATATACTCAATACATCGTTAGCAACAAATGTATTTACATTCCTTAATTGTGTTAAATATGACTTATATTGAAATGGCAATGTATCAATAATTATTTGTGGCAATGAAATTATATTAGAACCATTAATTCTTATTCTCGGAGTAACTTTTGATAATGTTGTAATAAAAGTTGGATATATAAATATCCCAATACCAACAATAGACCCTGATCTGTTGACTACGTGACCTAAAGCGTGTGTTGTTGATAATGAATTCGCCATACCTAAATACGTATCACCGGAACTACTATCTATATCTGCGCCATAATTCATAGTAACGCGGTCACCCTTGATTTCATTTGTCCCTGAAATATTCACGTCACCCAAAGCGAAATTTACTTGATTTCCATTCGAGAATGGATCGCCCATGATATCTTCGGCAATATAGCGCGTAGAGTCCTTGACTTTATTTGCCGATTGAAAACCAAATAAATCATCGAGAAGATAATCAGGCAATTTTGAATAAGTGAAAGCCATTAGAGCAACACCGGCATATCGTCACCGCTACTAAATTCGCCTGTTGTCTCATCACCGAGGTGCCCATAAATCTTTTGATCGGCGCTGGCAGTTAACCATGATGGTAAAATATCGTAGGTTATACCTGATTCATTTGTCCATACTGAATTTGCAACCGTTACTGTAGTCGCGGTTACCGAGATTATTTTATGGTGGCTGATGTTTATACCTGAGATAAGTCTGATTATATCATTCGCGACAACACCGTCGGTTATTAAAGATGCTGGCCCTGCGGTTATGGTAATTACTGCGCTGGTATTGGTTACTCCCGCAGTTCCCGTATTGGCCCGTACTCTTGTAGATTCATCATCCAAAAAGAATCCTGCGTCGGTTAACGCCTCAACATCGATTGCTCTTATGTTAACTTCACCTCGCATTGGGTTAATAACATGTTCAATAATTTCAACATTTCGGTCATCAATGGCGATCCCTTCCGGCCCATTGTCATGTGTGATTCCAACTTGATCGGCTAAATCAGTAAGGGCCCCTTGTAATCCAGTCCTGAAACTATAATGCGGTACAGGGCTCTTAAACTGAAATATAAGCCTTTGCGCCACATCCCCTGCACTTGCACTATTGGCCCAATTAGCTTCTAATGTGAAAAGCTTTTCTTCAAATCTAGCTATGGATTCTGCATCATCGAAAAATTCGGATTTGAAAAAAGTTTGTTTACCATGGTGGAATTGCGATTGATAATTAACCTTATTTATTATTTGAGTATCTTGAGCGCCCTCGATATTGCTGTCGTGGTCTATAGAAAATGAACCAGCGAATATATCGCGAGCCTCGTCGAATTTTTTTACTGTTAAACCCAAAACCGCCGGTGCGAATATGCTGGCACCAACATTGCCGTCTTTACTTATGAACAGTCTTATGCTGAACGATCTACATAGCTCTTGCAGTAATTCAGCCGATGTTCGTTTTTGAGTATAGCCGCCCATGACGGTATAGATTCTAGCGTCCGCTGTATCGGTTGACGTATTGAATGAATCGCCGTCGATCACTGGATTGCCTAAATAGTTCGATAGAATGTCATTAAGTACGTCGATTGGATTGGTCATGAGTGATCCGTCTGGATTCATCCGACCCTGCACGTTAACCGTGACCACGCCAAGGCTGCCGCTATCCAGTACGTTATTGTTGAATTGTGTATCGGTAAATTCAAGATAAGCCATTTCATCGCTGTTAATCATTCCATTGGTTACCGCAGTGTAATCTGTTACGGCGGTTAACAATGCGTTACCGGTGCTTTTAGTGACATAAACTTGGTCTATTGACTTGACAGCATGGCGAGCTATAAGCATCTTCTTAGTACCGACCCCATTGTCGATATAAAGAGTCGGGAATGCTCCGCGATCTCTTGCGTCATCGGAACTTGTTACCGAATGATTACCATAGCAAAGAGGCAGTGGTAGCCCGCGATGTCCTTGGTATGATTTCGGAAAATCCGTTTCGTTAACATCGCCCACTGATGGAAATTCCGGCATATCGAAAAGCTTGTCCTTGATGGAAATATTCAACGTGAATCCGCTAATCGAATAACTGTCAATCACGCCTCGGCTTATTTCCTGGAAAGTCCCCAAGGTCATATTTTCCGAGCCCATCTTTATCGAAGTCGAAGCGCCTTTAAGATTAACGCTTTTAAGAGAATAAATTTGATCGGTATCCGATAGAGTTACTTCGACATTCGAGGCTTGAAATATACCTGTAGTCTTTTGTAAGACTCTTCGGACTGAACCCACATTTATCATTTTACCATCGTAAAGTGCTTGTTGAAAACGTGAAGTGCCTGTGCTTATATAAAGCTTCTCACCGTCCGGCTGTAATGTTATCTCAAGTAAAGTAACAATGCCGATTCCAAATTTACTGAAATCATTCGCAAGAGTATGGCCGCCGCCATAGGTGAATGAGCCATAAGCACCATCACCATATCTTCTAAATGCCATTTATTTGTACTCCAGAATCTTTTCTTGCCAACCCATAACTTTAACGTTAATTGAATCAGTCGTGCTTGTCGTCACATCACCTGATATCTGTTGAGGTGTAAGGATTGGGCACCACCAATAAGCAAAACCATTGTTGTTAACCGTGGTAGATGTTGCCCTATGTCTCCCTTGCCCACTTGTAGTGCTGGCCCCGCATGTAAGTGTGTCAGTAATTGCATTAACCGCAGCCCATGTTGAACGAGCATAAAGACATATTGCCGTTACTGGTATGAGAAACGTTTTCAATGTAGGTGTTGAGCTATTAAAATTAACATCTGCGGTAATATTTATACTCAACATCACTAAACCGTCAGAAGCAACAAATTCTATAATAGCCGAACTAGTGCCAGTTATAAAACCGCCTAAATAACTATAAGCACTAAAACCACTTGGCCCCGTATCTGGATCATTTACTGAACACACAACATCAAATGTAAACCCACTTGTAGGTGGTATTGCATAAAGATAATAAACCGTGCTTGCCGCTTTTGTTCCGGTATCCAAACCATTGCGACCAGCAGTATCAAGATCAAGAGTTTTATCAGACACATTAGCATAAATCTTACCATCAATCTTAACAACCGCTGGTTTCGAGCTTGATGCTGTTACAATCAACTGACTCGAATCCGCTGTGATCGACTTATAACCAGGGCGACCATGAGCGGCTTTCCATTCATAAAATGAATATCCGGTACGTGGTACAAAAAAATCACCTGATAATAATTCCCTACGCAACCAAGGAATTAATAAGGTTCCGTCACTTGTGCGGTGGAATATGACTATGTTTCCATTATCACCTACGGCGTCAGGCAATGCACCCGCTGCTGCTGTTGTTATGGAAGTTATCGATTGGTTAGATGCTGGCTCACGATTCTTTACAACATATCCGATTCGATTTGAACTAGATAAATTAGTAGGCGACGCTGCGGTTGTAATCGTAACAGTCTTATCAGTGACATGGTCATGTAAAACAATATCTTCGGTAAATGTCACATTACCAGTCGCATTGTCGTATGATATTTTTCCGCCACCTCTAACAGAGATATTTCTATCCTCGCGCGCGGCATACATGACGCGAGCCGATTCGGTCAATGAATTGTCATTTAATATTGTATCCCAAACGTTTGAATCCGAACCTGGTGACGGAACCGTAAGATTGATTAACCCTGTACCTGGTATTGTTGTGCTCATTCTGCTACCGGCAGGCTTTTACCAGCCGCCTCCTCATCTAAAGTTAGATCGATATCGAAATTGTCGTTTGCATTCTGCTGAACCACAAGGTCACCATTCATTCTTACAAAAAAACTTTCCTTGGGTGTCTCAAATGGATTAAGTACATAAACAAAAGGAAGTCCTGACCCCTTGACAAAACGCTCTAATTTTCTTAATTCATCTCTTGTAGCTGCCGTGGCTTTTTCCCACTTGATCCTAAATATCCTACGTTCCGCCCTTGTATAAACATATTTCTGCATATACTCGGTTACATTTTCAATGTTGTTTCGTTCAAACGTTTGTGTATGAACGATTTCATGCTGCTGAGTAGATGCTAAAGCTACTCTTAGCCCTATCCACCATTCACCGACTTCATAGTAACCGTCAGGATTTGTGGTATTTGAAATTAATAAACGCCAAAATCTAAAAGTCTGAGCGCTCGATAATTCATGATAAAGATTTCGATGTTTAGGATTAAGAGCTAAACCTGATACGGTTAAAACTTCTGAGAATGAAGGAGCGCCCCATGAGTCGGTTGCATTGCCTTGGATAGTCACGGTTGCAGCAGAGGTTAAGTTAACGTTGCCTAGAAACACTGTGTCTATTTGACTTGGAACACCGAAATCATTGACTACGTTATGAGAAGTTGCGGCATCAAGAGTTCGCCATGTTTTAGAATAATTGTCAGTTTGCAGATTGAGCGATGGATAGCTTGCATGCTGGCTGTCGGCGATAAGCGATTTAAAAACCGACTTGATTTTATTATCGTAAAATAATCTTGTTGACATTAGATCAACCTCTTGAGTGTATCACGAATACCACCACGATTGGTCTTCAGAGCCTCTTGCAGCATGGCCACGATGTCAGTGCCGGTTCCCATTGACTTACCGTTAATCATGATGTTAACATTTCCGGTTGCCGCGCCTTTCGGTATTACCTTTTCACCTTCATGTACGAAAGCAAATCCGGTCTTGTTGACTTGTCCACCCTCTTGAAAACTCTTGACGCCTTCCAACACTTTGCGGATATTGTTTAACTCTTCTAGTTGACTTAAGAATATTTTGTTTTCCCTTTCCATCAGACTCAAAATTTTATCCTCTCTTGCTTGAGTCTGTGCGTGCGCTGTTTCAAGTTGAGCCAGAATCGAAGCTTGTTTATTCTTAAGTTCCTCTTGAGTGATTATCCCTGATGCGGCGGCCTGTTGCGCCGATTGAAACTCATTGAGCAAGGCGTTCTGCACATTCAAAGCGGCTTCAGCCTTATCGGCTCCGGTTGCCTCTTGGAAAGCTTTTAATGCAGCGGCGCTTGATTGTTCTGGGCTAAGCAGAGCGCCAGATATTGTTTTCTTGAGGTTTTCAAATCCTTGATTTACGTTTTGCCATAAACTTAATTCCTCGTTAAGTTGTTGCATACGTAGATTATGCTGCTGTGTAATTAAAGGTATTTGTTCTTCGATGGCTTTTTCAAGCTCATCAAACATTTCCTTGAATGCTTTTCGGCTGCGGCGGCGGGTCACGATTACGTCAACATCATCTGAAAGCCCGGCAATGGCTCTTGTTGCATTTCTTCTGTCAGAACCTCTAGCCGTTCTCTCTTCACGCAATGCCTCAAATTCTTGCAATACTGCTTTAATTGATTTGCGACCTTCGCTAACTCTTTGATTATAGATTTTTATATTTTCCGCCGTAGTATGTGCGCTCATGGCGGCATCTTCTATGCTATTTTCAAGGGTTTTCATCCGTTCGTTAAAATTTTCAATAGTACCTTCTAAAAAGTTAGCACCACCAATGAATGATTCACTAGTTCCGCCGAAAAGCATACTACTGAGATCTTGCCACCCATCAGCCCAATCAGTAAATAAGTCTTTGATCCCTTCACCTATTTGTTGAATTATTACTGGAAATTTAAGATATAATGCCAAAACAGCAACTGCTGGCGCTGCTGCCCCAGCCGCCGAACCTGCTATATTAGTAGCATCGCCGCCTTGAGCCGCACTTAGAATGTCACGGGATTTTTGCTCGACTTGAGCTTGTTCTTTTGCGGTTTTCTCTTTTCGGATCGCATTAATTTCAAAATCATGAGTCTCTTGTAAAATTCTTTTTAGTTCATTTGCCTTTTCTATCTCAATATCTTTTGCGTCCAAAAGCTCATTTATGCGGGCTACTTTTTGATCGAATAAATCATTAATTTGTTCTTCTTCGCTCTTTGTTGCTTCTAAGGCTGAATTGGCGTCTTTAAACAAATCGTTGATTTCCTCTTGGGCTTTTTTCTTCCTTTCTGTTTCTTTAAGAGATGCTTTATCCAAGGCAAGCTGTTTATTTTTTTCCTTGGTCAACTTAATATTTTCAGCTAGAATTGCTTTGCTAGCATTTCGATCTTTTATGGATAATGATGCATTGCCTTGAGCCGATCCTGTACTAATAAAATTTCCGACTGCTTTCACGGAAATGGAAATATTTTCCACTATCGATTTAAAAATATCCCTTAATGAAATTAACCCGAAAAGTTTTGTATTCACCAAAGCTTCTGAAAAATTTTTAAACGTTTCCAATAAATTACGCAATGCTCCAGCCATTGTATCTATGTCTGCCGCGGCGGCACCACTAAAACCTTTTTGTCTTAGAGCCTCCATGAGATTGGCGAGATTCTCTGTTGGGGTTAATGCTTCTTTAACGTTTATCCCATAGCGTTTTAAGGCGTCTGCTGATCCACCGATTGCTTTACCGACGGCCCGAGCGGCTGTCTCTTGATCGATGCCCATGGCGGTTGAGATATCTAAAGTCGCCTTAGTAGCCTCTTTTAAAGATTCTCCATAAATTCCAAAAGATGAAATTAAACGTGCAATATCTATTAATGCACTCTGATCGTTGGCGGTCTGTTCAGCTAATGCCGTAGTGAACTTTATAATATCGTCTGTTACCGCTTTATTGGTTACACCTAAAGCTTGGTATTGTGCGCTCAACAGCCTTGTAGCTTTTTCCACTTCTATTGTTTCGGTCATCCCAGTTTTTAGTGTTTTATAGAATGCCGTAATTAAAACCACTGGCCCAGCCACACGTTTTGCAAGATTAAGAAAACTTTGCCCTAAGCTTGATGATGTTCTTGTAGCCTCTTCTGCAATCTTTGAACCCTTCGCCACTTGTTCATTGAGTTTTTTTAATTCATCAATAACGCCTTTTATGTTAGACGTTGCATTCTCGTCTATGGCTCTTATCGGTATGACTACTGCTGATTCAGCCATTGTTACCTTCTCTTGATCTTGTTAGTCATCTCAAACTTTTTAGACGACTGATTCTTAATTCTCAAATCCTCGTTCATGCAAACTATTATCTTGTCGAACGTCTCCTCTCGTTTTCTTATTCCGTAAGTCTCAAATAAGAACTGCATGGCGGTGTAATCCAAGCCCTCAGAAAAACCAGTTGTCTGTCTGAGCAAGTTGAATACTCGCCAGGCTTCATAATTATTTGGCTCAAATTCTTGCTGTAGATGATAGAACGGGCACTGTTGGCAGTCTGGTATGGGAATATTGAACTTCTCAAGGTTATCCTCGCATTTATAGCATTGAAGGTTTTGTTCGTTAAGTACATATGCCGCCCATTCCTTCAACTTTTTTTTTCTGCCTCAATACGGATATCCTCGAAAGTTTGGATGTCCTTCATCTTTTCTATTATCCACACTTCAAGTCCGTCAGCATGTTTTAGTAACGCAAGCTTGTTTTCATTGCTGCACTCGTAAACGGTTTTCTTTTCCGACTTGTTGAAACGCTGGCCGATCTTCGGGAGCGTCTCGCCATTAACGCCTTCCCAGTCGATTATTGCTTGGGAGATCTTGTTTAAGAACCTGTCGTTGTCGATCTCTTCGATCTTTTGATGGGTCTTGCGGTCCCAATTTGTGCTCTTGGCATATTCCAGCCAATCGCTTAGATCACGCTTATCAACGGCCTTAACATGGAAACGTATCCCATGTATCCATTCGACCCATGCTGACTTTTCAACTATTGCTTCACTTATCTTTGCCATATTAACTCCCTAGCCTTTCGGCAATTAGGCTTTCGCCGTGAGTATTAAACTTTGACCCTATGTCAAAGCTAAACTTAATTCATCATCGCCAGCACTCATAACAAACATGAGACCGACGTTTAATACTAAAATACCGTCCCTAAACTCTTGCCCTATTTCAATAATACGAGCTACAGGGGCGGTAATGGTTACAATATTTCCGGCAGTAGCTCCGATAACTAAACTATAGTTACCAGTAGTACCAGCATACAAACGACCATAGTAGTCAAAGGCTGATACAAGCTGTTCTTCAGTTTTAACCGATCCAACTGGCCTACGATTAGGTATGAGAATCGATTTAATACCATCTGATTGAGAAATATCCGGCCTTAATGCCATAGTGTTTGCTATATCGATTTCAAGTGATTCGACTATATGCGTAGTCACTGAATGTAGAGTGAAAGCGGTTGATAATACCGCTTGAGGCACGGTTGAGTTGTAAGTAGTTCCGGTAAGAATTGCGGTATCAGTGATTGTCGGTTTTGCTCCCCAAAAAGTAAATTCCAACAATACAAATTCACCGACGTTGGCCGAAAATCTCCATGTTCCGCGCGCGCCTACGATCTGATAACGCTTGCCATCGACATAGAAAGCAACTGTTGCCGACGGATCGCCGGTAGAAGCAGGGGTATATGTAACCGATGTTGATGCAACTACTGTTTCAGTCATCTTACAGAATTTCATAAGCTTGCCCCATTCTGGAGCTGTACCAGCCGTTCCACTTCCCTTTAACTCAACTTTAAACGTCATCACTCCATAACGTTTTCCAGTGACCGGAGCCATTGGCGATAACGTGGCACGAAACGGATCACGGTCGTGTATGTCGGTCACTTCGTCAAACGTCGGCTCATAAACTAGAAACACATCTGTATTTACAAGAGTCTCGGCCGTGCCTTCAGTTACCTCTTGTTTTGCGGCCATTACCGCTCTTTGTGCTATTAATGGCATTTCATTCCCCTCCCTTTAAAAACTATTCTTTGTAAGTTTCCTTGTCGCGTTTCTTAGGCTTCTCAGCCTCTCTTTTTTCTTCAACCACCTGCTCTTTAGGCGGCGTAATTTCATTTCCATCTTTGTCTTTGTAGATGGTTCCCCCTCGGTTGCTTTGGATTGTGATCCCTTCCATATTAACCTCCCCATTAAAGCTGAGCGCTTATATAAACGTCAACACGTTCACGTATCGTGGCTCTAATGCCGCTAGTCCAAACTGTTTGATCTTTGCCAACTTGCACTCCCCCAATTTCACTGTAAGAAATCGATTCAGTTTTGTACTGACCGATTACTCCTAATGGCCACAAAGCCGCTTGTGATTCAAAAACGTTTTCCGCGGCACGTAGGATCGTCCAGGCTTTCCTTTGACCGGCATCAGGATCAGGATTGCTTACCAGTACCACCATGGCGATAGTGTGGAATAAATCTCTTTTGCCGGTTGTATAGTCGGTTGGTGTCGCTTCAAGCGGTATAAGAATTATAGCCGGAAAATTCTGGACCGATTGGATATCACGGTCGCCGACATACACACTTACCAATTGATCGGATACGTTGAATCGAGTTTCATCAAACTTCTCGTCTTGAGCCGTTAGTCTGGCCGGTAAATTTGTATCAAGTTGTTCCTTCATTTCGTCCATTACGTCCCTAATCATTTGTTACCTGACACCCATTGACGGGCTAACCCCACAATGTCTGCTCGATCTTGGTTGGTTAAACTTAAGATGCGGCGCTGCTTAATCCTATCTTCACCTAATTGATGTTTTGCAGCATAAGGTACCCTGGTACCAAAGAGCATACTTTTCTCTTGAGTCTCAAACACCATATCCGAACTGCTGATATTTGTAAGACTTCGATAAAGCCTATCGGTTAAGCGAAGTATGGTTTTACCAGGGTAGTTTCTTGCTTTCCAGGCCGCATAGCGAGCCGATAAAGGTTCCCATTTTTGAGCTCTTGCACCTTCACTGGAAAACTGATCTTTCATGACCCCGACAAGGAAGTTGCGAATTTGTGCCCAGAATGGCCGCCAGTCGTCTATTCGCTTCTTAGCCGACCCAAGTAAGGCATCAAACTGTTTATCGCCTTGAATGCCTATTGTGAGCCTGACGAATGCCATTAGAGCACCGGGTCGCTTAATTTAAAGTCTGGATCGCCGTCCGTGTCGGTATTTGCTAAATCGGCATTGCCTTCCGGCGAGTAGGTAGGGTTATCGCCGCTTGCAAGTTGAATACTGCCTTCCCTTAAACCTGTAAACCAAGCTTCGGAGTCAACCCGCATAAGTTCAACCGATGCAGCAATATCCCTACCTGCACCTGCGGCAATCGACAATTCAACGTCAACTGCGGCCAGCCATTTGTTTATAGTGCGAGCGCTTAGAAGATCGGTTGCGTTAGTAAGTGGCACTGCATAACCGGCCGCCCTAAGCGCGTCATTCATTTTATAGAAATTGTCTTTGATTAATTTTTCAACGTCGGCTTCAGACGGTTTGCTGTCGGACGTAAATTGGCGTTGAGGCAGTATATCTGCCACGTCGGCTAATTCACAATATCCGTCAGTGCCTATGGTAATCGACATTTACCCTCCTAAGAACTAAGGGGGCAGGACAGCCCAAGCCGCCGCTGCCCCCTACTTTAATCTAAACTAACCAACTGTTATGTGTTGGTTGTTTTAGTAGCTAACTGCCACAAACCGTATCCAGTGTTGTAGCGACCCTCTGAACCCCATAGATATTCATTGAATTTGAATACATGATCGGATTCAGGATTTGTCATACCTATTAAGTTAGGTGCCATGCGATCTTGGAAAATAAACGGCTTAATCGCTCCGGCACGATTGATTAGATACCAGTCGTTTGCGTCACCACCGCTCAACGATGCAAGGTAAGGGCTCACAAACAGTTTGAAAGCACCTTTAAGCACGTTGGTTGTGTTGGCGATTTGAGTGGCATTTTGCAGCTCTTCAAAAATTCCATGCAACGCAGGCGGCGCAAGCACAACCAAATCCATCATGGTATTGAAGTGCTCGCCGGTATCAGTTTTGAAAGCCATCATTGCTTGACGCGCAGTACGGAAATCTAAAGTGATCGCGGCAATGGTCGTGCCGGTTCCGGTAAGCAGATTGCTTTGAGTGCCGGAATCCCCTGTTACGTGGGTTGTTGCAAAGAAGGCAACACCATCGTAACCTACGCCATTTGCCAAAAGAGTTTCCATCAGCAAGCGATGTCTATGGCGCATTGCCGTACTGGCAAGCTCATTGATTCTAGGCATGATGGTTCCGAGTTTCTTATCATCCTCGAACGTTTCTTTTTTGATCGCAATCGTGGCTTCCCATGTCTTGTTGACTAAACTGTAATGTAGCACACGCATTGCCTTATAGACCCGCTCACCTAGAAACTCCCTCATGTTAGGGAAGTCACCCAGCCAACTGTAATCCTCGGTATCCGATTCACTCGGCACGACGGTTGCGAAGTCCTCGAGCGGAAACGTCCGCATCTGACTTGCGTAATATTCTTGAAACGCGGTTCGGAACGTAGTCAGCGCTCCTGCGACATAATCTGATGTTACTATACGAGACATTGTTTACCCCTCCTTTTAAAATTAATTAATCATCAGCGTTATACAGGCGCTAATTCAATCCAAATTACCGACGCCGATTCAAATGCTACGATTCGCCCGATCAACAGATTGCTTGTAGCCGTAAGCGTGACGGTGTCGTCAGCCGAGGCATATACAAGCTCGCCTACAGCGGACGCTGCAAAGCCTGATTGACCTGTAATACGCACGATTCCTTCGCGCCGGACCGTTAACTTATCGCCGGTTACAGTCAGTTTTTTCTCTGTCGAGATACCGCCGAACTGATCGCCCGATGCGGTCACGAAAGGGCGACATAGTCCGGTCGCGGAGTTGATACCTACAACCGCACCCTTATAAAACTGCGTACTCGCAGTTGCGGCTAAGTCCTGGTAGATACCATCCTTAGCCTGGAAATCTCTGTCTGCTGCTAGTGCCATTTTAAAACCCTCCTTTAAATTCTAAACTTATTGTAAACCTTTAAGCGCGTCTTTTTCCTTGAGAGCGACCACTTTACTAGGATCGATTCCAAGAATCTTGGCGACGTGAGCCTCGTGCTCGTTCAAAGAAACTTTTTCTTCGCCTGCATTGGTTCCATGTGCTTTGAAATGATCCAACTTTGGAGCGCCTGCATAGAATTTCTCAGCCGCTTCTAAACCCATTGTTTCGCACATAGCCATGATCGAATCGCGTTGAGCCGGTAAGGCTTTCTTCTCGGTTAGAATCATCTTATCGGCGAAAGCGATCGCTTTGCCTTTCTTAAGATCAGCCGACAAAGTTGCATTGTTCTTTGCGGCCTCTTCTAACTTATCGTGTAATTCCTTGCCAATCTTGATTGCGGCATCAAGCTCCGAGCATTTACGCTTAACGGCTTCGATAACCGTTTCGCCTTCCTTGGCTTCGACTGCTTTGCGGATTTCCGATAGGGCGATGCTTTCAGCCTTTTCGATTGCCCGCAGCACATCATCCTCATTGGCGTTATCAGCCAAGCCGTAACGCTCTTTGATCTTCTCCGATAGTTTCATACTTTCCCCTCCATTGATTTTCATTTTTCCTTTTAGTGGAATTTCCATTAACTCAACTGGTTTCATGCCTTCCAAGAATGGCCGATTAGTTAATGCAATAGCTAAGAGCATTGGCCCTACAAGATCGCCATTGCGTTTGTCCTGATATTGTTCGGTCCATTCAGGCGAGATAAAGCGAAATTCACCGTTATGTATGTAATCGACAGCGGCTTCAGTCCAGTCGATCAAGGCATAAAGACCGTCTTTTTTGACTTGCATATCGCGTACCCAACCGGCGGCTTTGCTAGATTCTGGATCGGCGGTCATGCCTGAGCCGTGGTTGTAATCGACCATAATGTCCCGCTCATTGAATGTCTCAAAGTTTTTTACTATCTTCGAGAGTAAATCTTTAGTTATCTCAAAATCACCATAGAGCGGGTGTGAAAATTTACCTACCTTGAATATCTGAATCCATGATTGAGCTGAACCCTCAAACTCATGGCGAAAACGGAACGGTATCAACTGGCCGCGGCGTTTATCGGAAAACTGCGGATTAAGTTCCTTCTTAACCCACGTACCATTGTCTAGTTTCTGGTAATTCGCCTCGATAACCCCCCACGCCGCAGCATTGCTACTAGACTCATCCAGGCCAATTTCAGATAATCGATTAAGAACATCCTTGACCATAAACTTTGCGTCATTCGGTAATTCTGAAAACTGTTGAGGGATTTTCTCAATACTCTCAAACTTATCTTTAAACTGCATTGCAGCCGCAGTGTTTGCACGTTTTATAGACATGTCATTGATATTTAGATGGTTCAAATTATCCCCATAAAATTACAAATAGAGTACGCTACACTATATGTAATTTATCTTGGGTTAGTTTGTGACTTATTGTCAAATTATATTTTCAATGACACTTGCTTAACATGAGAGCCCAACAAATAATAAATCCGCAACCGACTATAATCATAACTGCTATTCGATTACTTTTATCATTTTCGTTTTCAGGTTCGGTTAGCATCTAAATCTCCAATGTTTCACGTGAAGTCTTATGATTCAGCCGGTGACGTTGCAAAAGTTGCAATATAGATACAGCGGCATCGACTGCCACCATCGCAAATTTGTGTTAGCGGTGGCATAAATTCATAAAACTCAGGTGATCCGATTATATATTGAGTTCCTTCCCTATCGAGTGCAGCACAAGGCTCGCAGGTATTTTGATCCAGTGCGGCTGATAATTGCATGTACTCTATTTCATCACTAAGTTGCTCAACCTCAAATGCCCTACCTTTACCGAAAGCCTCCGGTACTACAGCACGAGCCGATGTTTCTACTGCCCTACTGCTAAGATCACCAAGAGCCGCCATGATTTCATCTACATTAGCTGAACCCCTGGCAATGGCGGCGATTGTCAGGTCACGGGCGGTATTCTCAACCTGTTGCCACACACGTTGGCCTAGCCTTACGGACATAGCCTCAAGGATTGCTTCGGCGTTTTGCGGTGCGGCTATGCTTTTATTAGGGTTTATTTTCTTGATCTTCGGTGGCTTTTTTAACTCAGCGGCTTGCTTATTTATATCGGTTGGCTTTTGAGCTCTAATTTGCCTAGCCTTCTCATCTTGAATGGTTTGGCGACCATAATCATAAAGCTCTTGTAGAATATCCTTTACGGCCTTTGCGGTGCGTAATTCATCATCGTCAGGTACGTTGATTTTCATCGCATCTGAGGGTTGCTGGCTTTTCAAGGCATCGATGATTTGTTGACGCAAATCTTCAATAACCTGATTTTTGACCGATTGAGTTATATTGACTATCTGAGATATGGAACTATCAAGCGTGCCTTCAATAGCTTTCCAGGTGACGTGCTTTTCGTTTTGTCTTATAGGCCGCTTTTGAAAAGTGGTGTAGTTATCAAACTCACTCGGCATGGCTTGAAAGGTTTTGGTTGATTTTGACTTTGGCTCAACGGCTTTTTTATCATCAGGCTCATCTGCGTTTGACTCTTTGTCTGGTTCGGTATCATCTGTCTGCGTCGGTTCCGTATCATCGCTTTCATTTTCTTGTTTCTTTGGCATCTTGAATTTCTCACGCACAAAATCTTCGGTTTCGGCATCAGGGGTAATTGCTCCGGCTGAGAAAACTTGGTTAATGGCTTGTGAATACTCGAGTAGGGCATCTGTAACTATACCTCCGACTTTAAGTTTCGGGTAGCGCTTCTTATCCATAGCTGGGAAATTAGATTCGATCAAATCCTTGATCCATTTGTTGTTGATGCAATCGGCTATGTAGTTTGCAAAGCCTTGTAGGTTCTTTAAGAATATGCTGCTTAGGTTTTCGCTTAGGCTCTTGGTACCATTCTCTGTCATGCCAAGGTTTAAGAACCCAGCCAGTACGCTAACTGCTATGCGCTCGTCGCGGTATTTAATCATAGGCAGTAGATCGATATGCTTGCTGTCGCCTTGGTCGATATATTCCAGCTCCCAACCGCTGGGCACGAAAGCATAAGCCTGTTGATGGGCTCTTAGGTTCTTGGCAAGGGTTATAGCCGCGTCCTTATCGTCTGGGCTGAACTTAGGTGGCGCTGTTATCTTCGGTACTCCTACTGCGTGACGCATGGCTTGCATAGCTTGATATTTTTCAAACTTCTCTTTTTGCACCCAAGGTTTATAAGCAGCGCGTAAAATGCTTTGGCCTTTAGGACTATCGGCTTCGGCTCGATTAATGAATAGAATAGTTTTCCAAGCTGGTATAACGTAATCCCCCATAAACTCACCGCTGAATACCCGCTGACGGAAGCCGGTTAGATTCTCGTTCTTGTCGAAGAACCATTCCCATATAGTGCTTTGAAGGCGAGGGGCTAACTTGCGAATATAAAGCTTGCCTGTTTCATCGTATTCATAAATCTTTTCCGCTAAGCTAAAACCAAACTTTAAAGATGCTAAGGCTATGCGTAGGATTGTTTGGAAGTCTTGGTCAGGAGCTTCAAAGATAGCCCATTTGACCCATTCACATATTTCCAGTTCCTCAGGTGTGGCATCATCAGGTGGATGGATTGTCCAATCAGCGGTTATGATCGGCATTTCAAGTAATAACAACGTAGCCGCTACGGTAGGATCATTGCGGCTCATCTTATTGAATATTTTTATTCCCTCAACACCTTGCAGGGTTATGTTATATTCATCAGCGCCAATCAGGTTATCGTAACCTAACTGAACCTCAAAGCCGGTCACGCCAAACGATGAATTGACCTTTGGCGTAGTCGGTGACTTAGGTATTTTTTGATACTCTTGGGCTTTTTTTGATCCGTGAACTATGACTTTGCGAGGCATGGGTTAAAACTACATAAGCGATTAACCATTTGGCAAGGTAATTTTCAATGTCAATCGTTGTACTACCAGCGGCTTGATGAAATACAACCGCCTTCGTTGATTGATTTGAAACTTGAAAAACTATTCTGTTCGCCTACCAGAATGCCCCATACCGCATAAGAGAATGCTGCCGCACCATCCGGTAGGTGAAAACCTCGCTTTATTTTAAAACGCTGATCGCTTGTGTATTCATAAGGGATGGTAGATAACTGTGCTCTTATTTCCTCTTGATTTCCTAATTTGATATCTCCTGATTTAATCTTTTCACTTATGGTAAAAAGTATTTCAGTTTGCCAATTCTCGTAATGCATCTTGTCGATTACCTGTAGAGCATTGTCAATTGGAATAACTGTTGTGCTTGAGGCTATAATCTCATGAAGGCGATCAGTAACTCCGCCACCCAACCCCCTATCGTCAACACATATACCGTCAAGTTTGTATTTATCGCAATAGTCCTTAATTCTACCTGCTGTATGCATAAGGTTTTTGCCGCCGTACTTTTCATATTCCAGCAATTGCCCGCCTTGTACGACGCAGAATGCTGTCTCATCCTCACCGAACCTTGCAACGTCAACGCCTAACCATTTAGAACCTTCATAAGCATCCTTAAATCCCATAGACTCTTCTAAGTTAGCTATGCTGAATATCCTATCAGTTCCACCAGGGGCGTAGTTACCTAAAACCTTTGCTATGAACAGTGGACTATTCTCACCCCAACGTTTCTTTTTCTCTTCGATTGTTGACGGATCAACTAGAGGTGAATCATATTGACTGGCATGTACTGACTTCCACATTGAGGCAAGGCGTGTATTGGCGTCGTAAAATTCCCCTGACGGATCACCTGGAGTAGAGCCCATAAACTTTTGAATATACTTCGATGTTGCAGCACCTTCAATAGCATCGAAGTTTTCTTTTTTAATCGCCTTTGCCTCTTCAAAGATAAGCATAATATGTCCTGCATGTAGCCCTTCGATGAGATCGGAGTTTTCCGGTGACATTGTGAACCCAGCCCATTGTCTGCGAAAGCTTTTCATATAATAGCTTTGCTGTTCGGTTTTCTTGGCGATGTTCGACCAATCCGCCGGCAATCGCATCCACATCTTATCGATTTCAGCCCATAGATAATTTTTAAGCTGACCCCATGAAGGGCCGAGATAAACCACTCGGCAGAATGGGCGGGTGAAAAAGTACCAAAGAGATGCAGATGCTAGAGTGAATGACTTACCTACACCGTGTCCGGTGCGCATGCAAACGTTGTGGCCTTCGGATAAATAACTTAAGGCTTCTTTTTGCGGCTTCTCGTAAAGCTCTTTGATTTTCAAAACATCTTTGCAAAACGCGAAGGGGTCGTTATAATAATTAGTCTTCGCCCACTGGGATATCTGCTGAGATGTCTTGTAGCTCGCTTGCACTATCGGTTGTGCTGTCTGTTTGTTCTTCGCCAACTACGTCTCGTATGATTTTATTGTTATCTTGATTACATGATATTGCATGATTGATTATTAATTGTAGCATGTTAATCGAAGCATTGTCAGGCTTTTCGATATCCCTATTCCATCTATCAGGTCTGCAATTGCGGAGCCAAAACATTCCGGCACGATCTGATGGTTGAAACTTTTTTATGATTTTGTCTTTGACTATTTTCCCAGATTCTTTATCGAAGAAAGCAATTTCTTCTTCATGCGACCAACCAATAGCATTTTGAAACATAGCGATTTCTACTAAGTCGGTAGGTGCCTCCCTAGCTTCTTTTATGGCTTCGCATAAATCAGGGTACTTTCCTTTCCATAAGGAAATAGTTTGCGGTGATATTCCAAGAATCTCAGATATCTCGTATTGAGTTTTTCCATCCCCAATTAGTTTAACAATTGCGTTATGAACAGACTCATTGTATCTAGCGCGTTTATCTACTTTTGCTACGCTACCTGCCATAGCTTTATTGTACCACTAATTCTTCGGTATTACTAACCCTTGGCTCAATGGAGTCAACCCGCCTGGATGTGCAATCATTGTTTCAGCATCCACTCTGAATCCCATGTTGCCCATTAGATTTCTGATTTGTGGCGTATTGCAATTTCGGAAATTTACTTTACCAAAGATCATATCGCCTTCCGGTCCAGAGATATTCCACAAAGTATTCTTGCCGTAATAGCCGCATCCATCGATTGTTAATGATCTTGCGCTATGCACTGGTTTTTGCCTGGCACTATAAGCCAAAGCACCAATCCAAGCTATATTATTATTCCACGGATCTGATTCTCCATCTAATGCGCAGCCGGTGTCTTTGATATAGATATGTCCATTCGCCGGGCCAACCCCTGCAACACCGTTAATTGCCCCATAGAAGTCAACACCGCTATCATCGAACATGGTGCATTTACCGCGCGGCATTGTAGTACCACCATAATACCGGGAATTCTCGATAAAGACATTAGCGCTAGCCCCTTGAATAACAGTTCCGCCGCCGCCTCGCCAAGAATTTGGCCCTGCCCAATTTTTGAATACTGAATTTTTGACATGGATTAAAGCATCTTTGACCCAACGGCATTCGCTAGGTCTGGCAGTGAATTTAAGGCCTTCACCACCAACACCATTAACCGTAAGATTTACCACTGACGCACCTTTTTTAGCAAAACCATGTCCATAACAAAAATGCTCATGTGACAACGGCATACTAACCGTCACGTTCTTGAGAATCCAATCGCATTGATACCCAAAGATACCCCAAGTGCCGTGAGTATCTGTTGTCGGATCTTTGATACCTATGTCATTAACTTCGACATTTTCCAGCACGGCACAAAACTTTTCTTTTATCGGCCCATTGGGATTCGCTAGACCCATATGTAGCGCTCGCCCACGTCCGTAATAGCTTCTGAAATTCATCGTCAAATCTTTAAAAGCAACTATACCGTTATGGGGGCCGACAAATATCATTTCATCAACGCCATGCTGATTCTGCAAGCGAGTTGCACCTATGCCTTGGCCTTTAAATAATACCCCGTCGTAACCTTGATCCAACCAATCCCGTGAGAAATATTTTTTAAGATTATGACCGCTTTGAATCCAATCGACATTAAAGCCTGTTTGATCGCCTTCAGGTAACTCTATTTCTTTAAGCTTTGGCGGTTCGTCCAATGCCGCGTGTAAATTAACAAGCTCATGAGATTCGATTTCTGACATTCCAACTGCTGCTGTTTCCATATCAATGCCTCCTTATTTCCAGTTGACTGATTCTAATCCTTGTCTATGCACCACCAAAAAGTCTGTACTTGTCGATTCCCCAACGCCCTCAACTTTATCACAATTGAAAATATTCGCTATACCTGTATTGAAAACAAAACAAACTTTTTGAACATCAAGCTCGGTCTTCTGCTTCACGCCTCTGATAACTGCAGCTTGAGGAGTTTCATCAACGCCAAGCACATCGCCTGGCAATTCCAAAAGATTATCAGAT